ACTGGATCGCGACGATATCGTTGACATCACAGATTTCGATGTTGTAGCATGGATCAAGACTGAGATGAGAATGATGCTCAATGAGGAAATCGCTCGCGCCGTTCTTTTCGGTGATGGACGTCTTTCATCTTCAGATGATAAGATCCCGGAGACGAATATCCGCCCGATTTACAATGACGATGCTCTTTACACAATAAAGAAGATTGTTACACCGGAAGCAGATGAGACCATCTCACATGCTATTATCAGTGCAAGTATTTCGGCTCAGGATGACTATCAGGGATCAGGTAGCCTTACAGCGTTTATGCCGCAGTCAGTTATTACTCCGATGCTTCTTATGGAGACACTTAACGGAACTCGTCTGTATCCGACATTCAATGAGCTTGCAGCAGCTCTCAATGTAGACAGAATCGTTAAACTTCCGAAGGGTATTTGCCCGGATGATGTATACGGTGTAATCGTTGACCTTAAGGATTACAATGTTGGAGCTGACAAGGGTGGAGAGGTCAACATGTTTGACGATTTCGATATTGACTACAACCAGCAGAAGTATCTTATGGAGACTCGTTGCTCTGGAGCACTTGTAAGACCGTATTCGGCAATTGTTCTTAAGGCTGCCGGTGAAGAAGGCTAGGAGGAAAATTCAAAATGGCAAAGTTTAGTTGTATGATCGGGTACGTTACTACCGAGGAAACAAAACCCGGAGTGTGGACTCCAGTTATCACCGAAAAAAGGTATGCTGCTGAGATCACTAAAAATGTGCTTGCGGTTAAAACAGCCGGTTTTAACGATGACATTTCTATGAATAATGTTATAAGTATCGTTGCAGATCCCTTTGCCTATAATAACCTCAAGTCAATTCGATATGCCACTTATATGGGTGTTAAATGGAAGGTTACAAATATCGAAGTTGAGCGCCCAAGATTAATTCTTACAGTTGGGGGTGAGTACAATGCGTCCTAGGGAAGAACTTCAGACAATTCTGGAAAATATTCTTGGGAGCAGACAAGTGTATTTCCAACCCCCAGAATCTGTTAAGATGTCCTATCCAGCTATTGTGTACGAGCTGAATGCTATAGGGACTGTACACGCAGACAATTTAGACTATCATCATACTAGATCTTACGATGTAAAGTTTATAACATATGATCCGGATCCTGATGGCGAAATTGTAATGAAAATTTTAAGGTTGCCGATGTGTAAGTTCGATAGATCATATACATCCGATAACCTTAATCATTTTGCTTATACACTATACTTTTAATAAGGAGGAATATTACTATGGCTAAAATAGTATGGGATAAAGTCGGTGAGAGATTTTATGAGACTGGTATTGACCATATGGTACTGTATCCGCAGAGTGCGGAAGGAAAATATCCGACTGGAGTTGCTTGGAACGGTATAACAGGTGTTACTGAATCACCTTCCGGCGCTGAAGCATCAGATATGTATGCTGACAATATTAAATATGCTGTTCTTCGTTCGGCTGAGACATTCGGAGCAACAATTACGGCTTACGATTTCCCGCCAGAGTTTGAGGCTTGTGATGGAACAGCTTCAGTTGCTGATGGTGTAGTTCTTGGACAGCAGAACAGAGATCCGTTCGGCCTTTCTTACAGAACAAAGGTTGGAAATGATACTGCATCTGAAGAAGATGACAGTTACAAGATTCACATCATCTACAATGCTACGGCATCTCCATCGGAGAGAGCGTATGCTACAATCAATGATTCTCCAGAAGGAATCGAGTTTAGCTGGGAAATCGAGACCACACCAGTTGATGTTACAGGTTACAAGCCAACATCCACTATTACAATCGATTCTTCAAAGGCTGATAAGGACAAACTCGCAAAACTTGAGGCAATTCTTTATGGTGATGAAACCACAGAAGCAAGCTTGCCGCTTCCGGATGAGATCGTTAGCCTTTTCGCTGGAACTGACAGCGTTCAGGGCTAAGATCGATTATATGGCGGAGATTTAAAAATTCAAAATGAATTGAAAAATAGGTCTCCGCCTATTTTCGTTTAATTGAAAGGAGAAAAATATGCTTACTAAGAAAATAACATACACCGATTACAACGGTACAACTAGAACCGAAGAGTTCATGTTCAACTTATCTAAAGCTGAACTTATGGAAAGAGAGATGGCTACGACTGGAGGACTCGAAAACGTTCTCAATAGCATAATAGCTTCAAATGATCAGGAACAGATCACAAACGCATTTAAGCAGATCATTCTTAAATCTTATGGTGAAGTATCAGAAGATGGAAGAAAGTTTATAAAGGTACGTAACGGAGTACCTCTTGCAGAGGAGTTTTCACAGTCCGAGGCTTATTCAGAATTGTTCATGGAACTTTCTACAAATGCAGATAAAGCGGCAGAGTTTGTCAATGGTATTATACCTAAAGATCTTGCATCAGAAGCTGCTAAGATTGCGTCTAATGGACAGTAGCATCTGCTCAAAGTAATCTGTTAAGTTAACATAGAAATGGAGGATTGAGACAGTATGCCATTAGTAGTTACCGTGCCAAGTGCTAAACTATTCAATGAAGACACAGAAGAGTTTTTTGAGATAAAAGAAACCAAGTTAAAACTTGAGCATTCACTAGTCTCAATCCATAAATGGGAAAAAGAATACGAGAAACCATTTTTAGATGGGATACAAGATGGAGAAGAAACTATCTTTTACATAAAATGTATGACGTTAACCCAAAATGTCGATCCTAATATCTATCTCGCTCTTCCCAAAAAAGTTTTAAATGAAATAGATGATTATATAGCTAGACCAATGACAGCCACAACCATTACTGAACATGGTCCAAAACGTGGACGTTCACAAAAAATAACATCGGAACTCGTTTATTATTGGATGATAACTCTTCATATACCGATAGAATTTCAGAAATGGCATTTCAATACTTTAATGACCCTTATTAGAGTTTGTCAGCTTGAAAACGAAGAGCCTAAGATGATGAGTAAGAATGAAATTCTAAGGCAAAACAAAGCTATAAGAGATTCTAGAAGAGCTAAGAAAAAAGCGAGGAGGTAAGATTATGTATTTAGGAACAACTCCAACAATAACATTAAAGATAAATACTGATTTTGACTTCAAAGATGTTAAACAGATTTGGTTTACTATATCATCTATGTCTAAAAAGATAACAAAGACCATTGACGATGTTATATTGGACAACGATAATAAAACAATGTCAATAACTTTGACACAAGAAGAGACTTTTTATTTTTCGGCCGGTATTATTGAAATTCAGGCACGAATACTGACTATTAATGGAGAGGCTCTTGCTACCCCTATAAAAACAACCAGCTTTGAACGAGTATTAGAAGGGGGAGTTATAAGTGAATAATCGATCCATAGATTCAGATTTATTTGTAAACACTGAACTTGAAGTAGGTTTAGATACAAACGATTCCGAAATGGAATGTGACGTTAATACAAGTATTAATACTATTAGCGGAACAGACGACTATGAAAAACTAAAGAACTTACCACATATAAACGGTACAGAGTTGGTTGGTAACTACGACGAGTTGGATCCTACGGTACCAGATTGGGCAAAAGAAAACACAAAACCATCATACACACCAAATGAAATAAATGCGGTTGATGTTCGTGATGAAATTTCTTTTACTGATATTAAAGAAATGTGGGATAGTATATTTAAATAGGAGGCATCATATATGGCTAAAGCATATGAATATATTGGGAAAAGTGATGTACTGTATCTTATCCAGTTAATTAGCGGAGAGATTAGCAAGTACCAGAAGGCCGTTAGCGGAAAGGGTCTTTCAGAAGAGGATTTTACAACAGCATTAAAGGACAAGTTAGACGGAATCGATTTGACTAAATATGCTCCGCTTGCAAGCCCTAAATTAACCGGAACACCTACTGCTCCTACAGCAACATCCGGAACAAACACCACCCAGATTGCAACTACAGAATTTGTAAAAAATGCAACATCAACGTTGGCACCACTTTCAAGCCCTGGATTAACCGGAACTCCTACAGCTCCGACAGCAGGTGCTGGAACAAACAGTACTCAGATTGCAACAACTGCATTTGTTGGTACTGCTGTAGCTAATGCTCTTGCTAGCATTACCGGTATTAGTTTTAGTAAAGTAGATAGTTTTTCGGCCCTTCCTACGACTGGTGTAACAGGGGTTATTTATCTTGTTCCAAAAACAAATAGCGAGACAAATAACGTATATACAGAGTATTATTGGGACACAACGACAAGTGCGTATGAAAAACTTGGCGATACAACTGTGGATCTCTCAAATTACGTAACAAATGACGATATTGGAGAACTTTCGACAACTGAGATTAAGACGGCTTGGGATTCGGTATTCACAGAATAAAAATTCGATAAAGGAGGAAATGTAATATGTATGGTTTCCCCGGAATCGACAGATTAAAAGAGATATTTGGATACATCAAGGAATATGTAGAAGGTCAAGTTTCAACACTAAGCAATAATATAACTAACAACGACAGTAAAGTGTATTATTGCACATGCTCGACAACTGGATCAACAGCAGATAAAATTGTAACAGTAGATAGCGGTTCCACTTTTACATTAAAAATTGGGACCGTTATAGCTGTTAAGTTTACCGCTTCAAATTCGGCTACTAAAGTAACATTGAATGTTGAAAAAACTGGAGCAAAAAGTATATATTATAATAATGGTGTAGTAACTGCAAGTACTACTGATACATGTGGACAAGCTAATAGAACGATATTATATGTTTATAACGGGACATATTGGGTATGGATAGGTGGTAGTTATTATTATACCTA